GCCCTACCTCATTATTTAGTTTTGACTTCCAATATGCAGTATAATAAACCTCTTGTGTCGTATTTGGCATATCTTCATAAGACCCTGATACGTTTGCGATAAAATGTGAATATGCACTTGATTCCGCCCCTAAATTATGCGATATCCAACATGATGAACCATCTATTCCTACATCATTACCATTCGCACCTGTTATTTTTACCCACTCGCCCCCTCCAATTTTTCTATATAATTGTAATCCCCACCATCGCGAGTCATACTCATAATCCATACCAATGTGACAAACTATTGAAACAAGTATTTTAGATGTAATGTGACATGGTTTTATATTTATAACAAAACCATTTACTATATCATTATTTATTGGCTCCCATTCACCACTATCACCCGTTTTTGAATTTGTGGAAGTATAAGTTTTATGCTTTGTTTGTATTGTCATTCCCTGTGAAAACTCTAAAACAAATGGTATGCCATTGAGATTATATGCTTTAGCATTAACACCTCCATTAACATCTAATTGGTGATTAGGTTCGCTAATATTAACACCTATATCTCCAGATACACCATTTATCACAAAACGTTCTTTTATGATATTACCATTTCCACTTTCTAATTTATATTTATTATTAATATTTGATATTCGCCAACCGCATTTTACATTATTTTCTATATTGTTATTAATACCGTTTATAAGTTCTATAGATGTATGAGAATTATTATCTATTCTACCATCTTGTATTTTTAATGTACTATTATTCCCATATATTGACAATATACTTGATGGATTAGTTGTTCCAATTCCTACATAACCATTATTTATTATAGTAAATACTTCATTTGCTTTATTTGAAATATTGACAATATCACCTAATACATTATCTTGTTTAACAGAAAATGCTGTATTACCATCTGTATTAATTACCTCCAACTGTTCAGTAACATAAACATCTGTTTTTAAAATTGTACTATTTCCTGTTATTTCTAAATCTATAGCTGTTATTTTTCCTATAACATTTATATCACGGTCATATATGTTATTTACAATAAACCTATTATTAGCTCCATTTGCTACATTATCTGCATTAATATTATTAATATTATTAGAAATTATATTAGATGTTTGTAAAACATAATTAGAACTATCGTTTATTCTGTTATTTAATGTTGTCGAAATTACATTAGATGTTCGAGAAATATAATTAGAAGTATTAAAGTCTAAATTGCTTGATTTGTTGTATAATATATTTGAAGTTGAAGAAATATAATTGCAAGTATTTAATATATTTGTATTTAATGTTGTAGAAATAACATTAGATGTTCGCGATATATAATTTGAACTATCATTCATTACATCTCTCCCATTAACTCTTAATATACCATTGGATGTATCAATATCTCCATACAGATCTATTTTATATTTTGGAGAATTTAAATTATTTTTATGCAATACCATAACATCTTTAATAGAATTATCCCCAATTTTATCAGTAACGCTAAAAAGTTTGTAATTATTAAAATTATCAATAGAATTTGATTTTATTTCAACACCATTTATTCCCGTACTATTAAACACTATATTACTTGAATTGACGAAGTATTTATTATAAAGTCCTTGATTCAATATTTCAACCAAATCATTCCCATTTCCATCATATATTTTTCCATACACTATAATATCATTCCCTGCGTTTATTACACCTTTTATAAAAATATCTCCATTATCATTTATTTTTAAATTTGTTGAATTAATATTTTTTATATTATCTTTATATTTTAATTCAAATATACCATCATATGCTAAAATTTCATAACCATTAATATTTTCATTATTATAATCTATTTTATTTAACAATGTTATATGTGGTTTTATATTTTTTACATTATAATTTTTGATTTGAATTAGAATGTTTCTTGTCTCGCTTTCGTCAAAAAAATTATAATATTCTTCCAATGCTATATTGTTCGTGAATGAATTACCATAAATATCAAAATTATTTACTACGTTTTTTACTGTATTTCCTAGTGAATTATATTTTACTTTTAATAGTTTCATATTTCTGTTTATATTATTGACGGTTGATGAAATGGAATAATTTGATGTTGATATATTTATAGTATTTACTTTTGGATTATTTGGATTTACTATTGGTATAGGAACCTCAAATATATGTAATTCATTGTTGTAATTTGTATTTACAAAATTGTTTGGCAATACATTATTAGTTTCAAATTTTATTATATTTTTGCGATTTATAGAAAAGGTATCTGTTATCTCTATATTAGAATTATATCTTATTATATTATGTGTATTAGTTTTTAAGAATATATTAGTATTTGTGAAACTGTCTTGAAGTTTGATCGTATTAGTGTTTAAGTTTGTAATACTATATATACTATCATTATTGACAAAAACTAATGGATCCGTATCCTCGTGTTTATATATATCAGTATGTATAATATTATTGATAGTTATAATATTACTATTATCTACAATAATATTATCCACATTTAAACCTGGTAAAATTGTAATATTACATGTTATATTATCAGCAATTAAATATTTATTCAAATATGTAAAATTAAAATTATAGGATAAATTATAGTTTTCTGTTTCCGCTTGTTCGTTTAGTTTTGTAAGAGCTAAAGTTTTATCAATATTATAGTTTATGGAATGAGACTTTACCGATATATTTTCAGCAGATATTGTATTAATATCGTAAGATAATAAAGGTAATATATGAATGTTGCAATTATCGCCAGAATTATATGATTGGTTTATAGTTATTATTTTATCAACATCAATTGTTGTATTATATTTGGAAAGATTATTATTGCCATCATAATTAATATAATTAATAGATATATTGCTAGAATAATAAGTAATTGGTATATTTACATAATTTGTATCGTAAATTAATTCTTTAGTGCTTGTAATTCTTGTTTTAAATATAAAGTCAGGGTCATTCCTATCCTCATCAGTTATACTATTTAAAAAGTCATCAACCACGTTTGTGACATTGATATTAAAGTTATAATCTGAAATATATTTTTGGTTTATATTTGTCCATGTCGTTTCTGGTTCTGTTATTTGTACATCTATGAGTTTTACAGAAACTATACTATCTGATAAATATTGACTTGTATATCTATTATAAACAGATAATGCAGAATTATCATATTCGCTTTTTATAACAAACGATTCAACTGGTGATTCGTCATTAAATCCAAACCTTGATCCGTTTCTATTATTACCTTGGTTGTCAAAAGCATCAATTGTAAAAACATTTTTTTCAGATAGTGATTCATTATATATACTTCCTCGAGAAGTATTTATTGAAAACTTATAATTATTTGCATGATTACCTCCATATATTGTATGTATGGTATTTGTATCCCCGCCAGTATTTACCAAATTGATTGACGCCGGTTTGTTATTATTTGTAATTTGCAATCCATATTTATCATTACCATCTATATGAAATCCAATATTACTATTATTTATATTATTTCCCAATCCAAAATGTGCTTGTGTATTTATTAGATTACCTGCAATATCATTATTACTTTTAAATTTAATAAAGTTATTATATGTTTTTGTATTTGTATTATAAAAACTCATATTAAATTTAGAAGCATTATTATCATTTTTCATAATTTTCAGTTGAACCATATTACTCGTATTTGTAAGTTTGTCTATATTATCGTTAAAAAGACCATTATCAATATTATATATACCAAGTTCTATAGATGATGATGTTTTTTCTTTATCTGCTATTTCATATGTAATAAACTTTGCTACAGAAAAATCATTATTTGTTTGTTTAATAATTAACGGAATTGACATATTTTCACTTGTTTTAGGGTGAATAACAAGGCTGGTATCAGGTGTTAATAAACTAAAGTTTAAAGCTATTATATTATTTTCAGCATTTGTACTTGAACCAATAGGTTGTTGTGTTATAGTATAGGTTGACGCATTGTTTATAACACTTACTAAATTAGATATAGTATTTAATTTAAAATTAAAATTATCTCCATTTTTATCTATAATTTTAATATTTCCGTGTACTTCTAAATCTCCATATATAGACATAGCAGATTTATTTTCAGAATTAACTTCGATATTAGGATTATTTACATCTATATGATAATTAGAATCAACCGTATTATAATAAAATGACATACCATACGTTGTCGGTTTAAATGTTTTATCAGTATAACCGATTTGTAAAGGTCCTATAATTGGAATATTATTATTTCTAATATTATTATACATATGATTTTTGTATATAAACCATTTTTCGTTATTTCTCTCATTCCCTGCACCTCTATCAAACTCGCAAATATCTATACCGCTATAATCAGCATTATTATTTGCACCTCCACCTCTAATTCCTCTATATATACGAATTACTGAATAATTATTATCTTCCGTTGTTAAGTTTCTTACTTGTAATGGGGCTACAATTTTTTCATTTGTCCAACCGATACCTATTTTTTTCTGTGTATAAAATGTATCAGTATTATTGTTGGCATTTTTCAATGTTTCAATAATACTATCATTTTGATAATATAAATCGGCATTTAAACCTTCTTTAACATTAAAACCTTTCATTTTGGTAGAAATAGATGTTATATTATTATAATTTATGCAAAACTTATTTGTTGATATATCATTCAAATTGAAATAATTTTTTTGTTTTTCGTACATAAAACTTGATGTTCGAACATTATCATTATTTATATTTAAATAATAATGTAATGCGGTAACATCGCCATTAACATCAAGTGCATAACCTTCGCTTGGTGTTAATTTATTTATTGATACCTTATTTTCATTAATAGATAATGTAGGTGGTGTATTTTTTAAATTAGGAAAGTTTAAATTATCTGTAATTTGCGACATATCAGAAGATGGGTAAAAATATATATTGTTTTTTTTACCTTGAACCCGATTAGTGTTTATTATGAGACTATTATCTGTAAAGTCGAGGCGATGTAATCTACCTATATTAGTTTTATAATCTATCGCATCAATTGTACTTTTCATATATATATCAAAAGTATCATCAAATAATACATTATCTTTTATAATATTAAGCATTCCATCAAATCCATCAGAAGCTTGAAATCCAATTCCTATTTTTTTTGGAAAACTAATATTGCTATTAATAAGTTTCATACCATAATCGCTTGAACTACCTGTTCCACTATTTATATTAGCCAATGAAACTGCTTGACCATATACAAAAATATTTTCAACATTAAGGTTTTTTACAGTTACTTTATTGGGTCCATCAAAAATAACATCATTTTTGAATGAAACATTTCCTCTAAATATAGATTCTTCAGTAACAGTTATTCTTTTAGATGTTAAATTTTTTATAATAGCATCTTGAGAAACATTAATATTACTTGTAGTTAATACTCTCGCGATATTAACATTATTATTAAAGTTGTAATTTTCACCTTGGAAAACACCACCACCTATTTGACTTGCATTTAATGCACCAAAACCATCTTTTCGGATATATATGTCATCTATGTTTTTATATGTTCCTGTTATAAAGTCTTTAGATACTATATTGTCAAACTTTGAAATACCTATTACTTCCAAACGTGGTTTTATTGATTCTGGTTTAACAACTACAATATTACCAGATATAAGTGTGTGTTTATTAAAAATTATTTCATTATTTTTATTTATACCTATACCAACATTACGATTTTCATCTATTGTCATTGCTGGTAAATTATTAAGAGCTGTATTATAAACAGGAAAACTCTCATTGCCATATAAATTATTAATAACATTCGAAGATTGACTAACATGAAACTCCAAAGGCATACCAACAGAAGTAGATATTATAGCTGGTGATATAGAGTTTCCACCAATAATACCAATATTTAACATAGATGAACCATCTCCCGTATTTACTTCATTTCTTATTGCTATTTGCATACTATCAAACTTGTTATTTGCATATGATACAATATTCAACGGATGTGTATTTTTATATGTATTATCCATAGCACCCAATGTAACATATTTAGTAGTAAATATATTTTCTACATTTTCAAAAATAGTTTTTGAAACGTCGGGTATATCATATGTAATAAATCCTGATTTAAATGGTTGCGTGTTTGCTAACGTTGATGCTATAGTAATTATATTACTAACCATGCTCGCAGTTACAGGTTCTGTCGATGAAATTCTAATATTATCCAAATGCAAAGACTTAGCTATAATAGCACCATTACAAACAATATTTTTTCCTGTATATAACGATGTATTATTATCTAAATTATTAGTTGTATTTCTAGATGAATCAATTGATATTCCTCTTTTATTAACAATTAAATTGTACAATGTTTGCGAAGGGTCTGCTACATTAAATGTCTTTTCACCAACAAACAGATATTCATCATCAGTCATATCTAATTTTGAAAGATTAATAGCATTGTTAGTATTTACATCTTTTTGTAATCCTATTGCAACAGAATCAATTTGTACAGTAGGTTCGATAATTTGTGTATCGACGGAACTCATTAATAAAGTGTATTCTATTTAAAAGAAATATACTATTAATATTTATATATAATTCTTTATGTATAAAGATAAAAAATGATAGAATAGTTAATAGTATTTTTTATATATAATATGAAACGCATTGAAAATATTCACAATAAAACAAAAGATGTATATATTGAAAATCAACCTTATAATGATAAAAATATATTGCTATCTGATGATAATTTAACAAAACTATTTGATGAAAATGGATTATCTGGTATTAAATTCAAAAATATTAATTTATATCGCGTTGCGTTTGTTCATAAATCATATTGTACAATGAAAAACACAGACTTTAATAAAAGCAATGCAAATTGTCCAAATAATTGTTTGCCTTTACAAGATATGTCATATGAAAGATTAGAGTATTTGGGCGATTCTTTATTGGGAATGATTGTTGCTAATTATCTATATTGTAGATTTCCAGATCAAAATGAAGGTTTTTTATCAAAAATAAGAACAAAAATAGTTAATGGAAAAATGCTTGGATATTTATCTGATAAAATAGGACTTCCCAAGTTTGCAATAATTTCAAAACAAGTAGAAGAATCTGGTGGTCGTAAAAATTATAAAATTATGGAAGATATATTTGAAGCATTTATAGGAGCATTATTTTTAGACTTTCAAACAGAAACCGACATTGTATCCTTACCAAATGATATTAAACTATCACCAACAACGGGAGCAGGATATTTTATAGTCGAGAGTTGGTTGATTTATATTATAGAAAATTATATAGACTTTTGCGAATTGATTAGGATTAAAAATAATTACAAAGATATGCTTGTATCACATATGCATAATTACCTACAAGATTCTCCTCAATTTAAAGAGATAAATGTTACATCTAGAGATAATGCGCGAATATTTACATACTGTGTAAAAGATAGAAATGGGACAATTATTTCAACATCAACAGGAGGTAATAAAAAAGAAGCAGAGAACAACGCAGCCAAAGAAGCATTGCTATATTATAGAGTAGATATACAAGAATATAATTCTAATATATAAACAAACAAAGAATAAATTATATATTTATATAAGTTAAAATGTCAGATATAAAAATAACACACTTGGTATTATCTGGTGGTGGGATGAGAGGAGTTATGTTTATTGGAGCATTAAGACTTTTGTATTTAGAAAATTTACATAAAAATATAACACATATATCAGCAAATTCCATAGGTTCTTTTATAGGATTAATGATAGCTTTTAAATTAACAATTGAAGAAATGGAAAAAATAATATATGATATGAAAGACGATAATACTTTATGTTTCATTCCAATAAAAAACTATATTCGTTTTATAACGGAATATGGATTTTTTTCAATAGAACTATTTATGAATCATTTAATAATATTAATTAAAAATAAATATCCAGATATGGGCAATGATATAACTTTCATGGAATTATCTAAAAGATTTGGTATAAACTTATATATATCTACAACAAATATAAATAGATGTGAAAATCGTATTTTTTCAATAGATAATACACCTGATAATTCTGTTTTTAGAGCGTGTGAGGCTTCGATGTCTGTTCCATTATTATTTAAACCTATTAAAATTGATGATGAATATTATTATGACGGAGCATTAACAAATAACTTTCCAATCAAAATATTTTCAGGCGTTCCTAAAGAAAATATATTAGGTATGATTTTATATTCGGATAATAAACAACATGAAGATGATCTTATGCGGAATAAGAAAATAAATATTTTTTTTATTTTAAAACAATTATTTAATATTTTTGATATTTTAAGAACACAACAAGTTTTATTAAAACAGATAAATACTTCGGAAATAGATAATTATTATATGCCAACTATTATAACAAATCAAAAAACATTAAACTTTAAACTTGATAAAATGGGTGTTAAAATGATATTAACAAATGACCAAATTGAAAGTATGATATATGCTGGTTATGATAGTATGTCAAAGTTTATAGATAAAAGAAGAAGTCTCGTAAAAGATGAATATGAAAAAAGATTAGAATATGCAGATATTAAATAATGTAAATATAATATAGTAGTTATAACTATAATTTAATGAATAATAATGTAGAACCATATGTATTTATTTTAGATTTAGATGGTACAATAATTGGAGATTGCAGATATCAATGTGATATATATAATATACACGAAATAATTAGAAATAATAGTAATCAAAAACTATTAAAAAATAAAACATTATGTGAAAAAAGTTTATGTGAGAGTTACAATAATGAATCTCTTTTAATAAGACCATTTTTTAATAAGTTTATGTTAGAAATTAAAAAACAATATCCCAATAGTTTTATATATATATATACAGCATCTGAAAAGTCGTGGGCACATAAAGAGATTAGTATTATAGAAAAACAAAATAATATCAAGTTTAATAGACCAATATTCACAAGAAATAATTGTATAATAGATAAATATGGTGTATATAAGAAGTCCGTTGTTAAAATATTACCATTAATTTTAAAGTCTATGAAAATGCCAAAAACTTATGATATTTCTAAAAAACTTCTTATAATAGATAACAATGATACATTCATAGATTATACTGAAAACTTATTAATATGTTCAACATATAATTATATTAAATTTAATTATCTATGGGATAATATTCCAGAAGATTATCATGATAATGAACTATTGAAAACTTTTATCTCATCTTTAATATCGTCAAAAAAAATACATAATATCCGTAGTAAAAAAAGTGAAGTACAAGATAAAGTACATAAATGGTTATATAAAAAATATAAAAAAATAAATAAATATAATTATAAGTTTAGAAATGATACATTTTGGAAGGATCTAATAACACATATTAAAAGTAATAATATACAAGAATATAATAAACATACTTTATATATTATGAAAAAAAGTATAAAGATATAGCACTTAATAGGAATATCTTTATTATGATTTATGTAAGTTTTGATATTGGCGTAAAAAATTTAGCATTATGTATATTAAAAAAAACGGATGTTATAACAATTATAGATTGGCGAATAATAGCATTAGCAGAGAGTAAAAAAGAAATTAAAGGAATAGATGATATATCTGAGCGTATATATATTGAAATGGATAACATTATAGGTGATTTAAAATTAAGAGGCATCGAGGTTATAGATTATGTTTTAATAGAAAATCAACCGTCTAATTTAAATGGAATTATGAAAACAATCCAACATATAATTTATTGTTATTTTAGTTTAATAAAATATTGGGATAAAGACATTAAAAACGTAATACTTGTAAACGCATCATTAAAAACTAAAACGCATGATTATAAACCAGAAATACAAAATATAACAGAAAGTCCTAAAAATGCGAAAGGGTTTCGAAAGGATAAATATAAAATTAATAAAAAATTAAGTATTGATATATGTAGTAATTATATTAAAGACAATGAAGTATTGTCAAGTATTTTTTCTGAAAATAAAAAGAAAGATGATTTGAGCGATGCTTGTCTTCAGGCAGTTGCATATATTAGAACAAATATTAAAGACGAATCATTAGACAAGTATAATGTATTATATAATTAAATCATTTTTTTCAACATATATTTATGCGTTTTTATATATGTATTAAAATTATTATAATATATAAACAATTGATAGCCAATTAAATATATAATATGTCCAATATATCAAATCTCAATAATAAAAATGACGATTTAATAGAGTTAAATAAAAAGAGTTTTGATACTAATTCTTTTAATTTTGATATCCCCCATAAGCAAAATAGAGTAACACAAAATAACTTTATAGATGATGATGTTTTATTTAATAAAAGCAAAATAAGCTCGGATGTTATGTCAATGTCTTCAAGATCATCTTCTCGGGCAAGTTCTGTATCCGGAAAAGGAGATAGAGAAAAATATATGAAAAATAAATCAAGACATGACTATAATAAAAAGTCTAAAGATTATGATACCGATAGTAGCAAATCAAGTAGCAAAAGCAGTAATAGTAGCAAAAGCAGTAAAAGCAGTAAAGGCAGTATCGCGAGTAAAGGAAATGAAAGTAACGCAGGTAGTTTTGAAAGCAATGAAAGCGAAGAACAAGATGAAAGCGTTAAATCATATAATGAAAGTGAAGGAAGTAAAATAATAAAGAAACGAAATTTAAGCCCTAAAGAAATAATCAAAAATGAAATAAATGAAAAAAAAGAGATAATATACCAATTAGACAGATTAGAATCAAAAGGTTTTAAGGTTCCTTTCAAGTTTAATATGAACTCTGACTTTGACGAAATGAAGTCTGAATATAATCGTATAATTCGCGAGAAAGAGTTAGATGGTAGCGTAAGATTTCAACAAAAAATGCTTATGGCGTTTATATCTGGAACTGAATATATGAATAGTCGTTATGACCCTTTTACTATTAAATTAGATGGATGGTCAGAACAAGTTAATGAAAATATAAACGATTATGATGATATTTTTGAAGAATTGCATTGTAAGTATAAATCTACTGGTAAAAAAATGGCTCCCGAACTCCGGTTGTTTATTTCTTTGTCAGGGAGCGCATTTATGTTTCATTTGACAAGTCGCATGTTTAAAGAACAACCAATGCCTGATGTTGAAAATGTGCTTAAATCAGATCCTGAATTAATGAAACAATTTCAAAATGCCGCGGCAAAACAATATATGATGGGTAATAACAAAATAGAACAACCTATGAAACAAACCAATAGCGGTTCAGATAGTATGGGATTATTTAATATGGTAAGTAATATATTTGGAACATTAAATGGTGGTTCTATGTCTCCGGATATTATGCCAAGACAGATGCCGAGTTCTAATAATATGAATGCAAATTATGGTATGAATAATAATTCTATAAATAGACCAGAGCAAGATGTTGATAATATAATAAGAAACATGCATAGTAAGATTTCGGTTGAAGATAATGATGACAATATAGAAACTTTATCTGTTAGCGACGAAGAAATAACATCAATTTTAGAAGATACTGCGGATATTAAGATATTAAGACAATCCTCGGGCGGACGTCCTCGTAAAAATACACGCACATTAAATCTTTAAATTAATTTTTATAAAAAAAAGTTTATATATAATATTTATCGTTTAGACTTTGAGCGTACATTACTTATTTTTTGAGCTGATTTATTAACAAATGAGCCGATATCATTTACGGACTTTGAAATAAGTCCAGGAGTTTTGCGGATAGTTTGCATAGGATCTCTCACGGTATTTTCAACCTCTTCTTCGAATAACTCTATTTTACCTAATAATGTTGATAAGGTACTTATTAAAATTGGGACAATGATAATAGTAAATAATAATGTTAGGAAAAGGAATAATGAAACCATTGTTCCAACTGCTATTACATCTCGGCTCATATCTTCCGAACATTTGCATTTTTCGTTTGTCAAAAATCTAACATAATCAAAAGCATAATATATATATACAACGAATATTAGGAAAAATATGAATGTACCCATTGCTAATAGTTGTACGACAGCGGGACCCATATTTTTAGCAATACTAGAAACCGAAACAAATGAAGTTACTAAGAAATACGATAGAGCGACTAATGTAAAATTCTTAATAAAGTCTTTGTTTGGGTGTTCGGCACATTCACAACCGATATTTTCAAGTTTATATAAATATGCGTAAATTATAATCAATAATATTGCAAATATCATTTGAATAATCACACTACTGTAAAATGACAAGTTGTTTTCCGAACCTTTCATATTTACTTATTCTTACTCTATACTATTATATAGAAATTATTTATATTTATAAATCTACAATATAATAGATTATAAATTTTGTTGTTGAATTATAATTGGTTGTATCAAGACTTTTTATTTTATTAATAACATCTATAGACTTTTCTATTTTTAAAAACTTATAGATTTGTTCCATAAATATGTCTATAATATATTTATGAACCGTTCTTTCGTTTATTATTTTATACATATAATCATATATTCTATTTATTAATTCCGGTATTTCATTTTTTTTAACTATAGTCCAAGCTTTATTTATATTATGCGTACATTTCTTCCATTTTATATAATTACAATACAATTCATATTCGTCATTTAATAATAGCAAATTATTATCATATATATATTGGGGAGGTTTCCATTGTTCGTTCTCATTATAATCTTTCCATAATTTTTCTATCATTTCATCATAAAAGTCTTTTTCAAAGAAAGATAATATATCAATATATATAATGTCATCATTTATCTTAATATACCCCCATATTAATGTAAAAAACTCTTCATTATTATTTTCAATAACTATATTTTTTATTTTTTCATAAATAATATCTTTATTTTTTAACGTTAATTTATTAAGATGACCGATTAGATTTCTTTTTACGATAGAATTATTTGTAAAGTTAGGTATAATTATATGAAATCTTTTTTTATTATTATTATCTCCGTCTTTTTCTTTTTTTGTATATACTTTTTTTGCCAATATCATTTTTGGATCATAAAAAGAACTAAAGCAAGTATATTTTTCTTTTAACTGCGATACTTTTAAAAGAATGTCCTGTGGGATACAAGATATTTTATTATATTTATCTTGAAAATCTAAAAAATTAATTTTAACAATTTGTTCAGTCATGTATATTATACTTTATATGAATAATCTTATATAAATAATATTATAGATATATACATAAAGCAGAAAAAATATATATATAATATATCGATGAATATTACAAGCGATATATCAAGGTGTCAAGACTTTCTACATAGTATTGAAACTATTTATAGCACGCATTCTATTTATAGAACAATAATAATTTGCAATGAAAATATTGATTTATATGTTGATTTTTTTAAAAAAAAAGACTACGATGTTCTTATAATAGATAAGTATGAATATATTAATTACGATTTAATTGACAAACGTATTTTCATTATAAAAGAAAATATGTTTATTAGTTTTATAAAAGATGTAAATAATAATGATATATATAAAGATATTATATTTTATAATTTACTTGCATTTACTAAAAATAGCAATAAAGAAGGTTTATTATTAGAATATAGGAAAATTGTTAAACACAATTGTGATTTTATTATCTGATAATATTTTAGAGTATATAATGAAAAAAAACGAGTATATGAGTGAGATATTAGCGATAATGACTATATTTATCATTATAGCAATTATTGCGTTAGGGGGATTTAATTATAAAAAAATAGCAGAAAAATTCAATAGTGATAAAAAATATACTTTAGAATATTATTACATGGATGGATGCGGACATTGTATTGATTTTAATAAATCAAAAATATGGGAAAAATTAGAAGCAGAAAACTGGGAAAATGTAACATTAAAAAAATATAATCGTCTTGAAAAAATGGATAGAATAGAAAGGTTTAATATAACCGGATTTCCATCTATAATACTTGTAAAAAATGAAGAACTTGTAGAACATTATAATGGTCATAGAACATTTAATGCTATATCAGCATTCATTAAAAGTAAAGATATATAAGATGATAATAAAATATTATTATAGTATTACTATAATAAAATGGGCGGTGGATTAATGCAATTGGTTATAACAGGTCATGCGATGGAACAATTTATATTAACAAACGCAAGTATTAATTACTATAAATATGTTTATAAAAAACACACAAACTTTTCTATGGAAAATCACGAAATAACTCCTATAAATAATGGTAATAATGGATTATTTAGAAGTGCAACAATGACATATGAAATAAAAAGACACGGTGATTTATTAAGTAATATTTTTTTAAGTTTTAAAGTCCCAGCCATATATTCTTCCAATGACTTTAAGTTTAGATGGGTTAATAATTTAGGATTTAATTATATACATAAGACATTTTTCGTAATAGCGGGTCAAACGATAGAAACGATATATGGCGAATGGATGAATATATGGAATGAATTGACAAATAAGGACGGAACGAATTATAATAAATTAATTGGAAATATTCCAGAATATACAGATCCTGTTACTACAAATCCAAAAGTAACAATTATTAATAATAAAATTATTACTGTTAATTATCCCGCGACTTCAATTTTAACGGATACTATACCAAGTATAAAAGAAAGAGAAATTCAGGTTCCATTACATTTTTGGTTTACAAGAAATCCATCGCTTGCGTTACCATTGTTAAAACTAGCAAATAATGAAATAATACTCGTTGTTGAAACGAATTTAAATGCTATTGAAGGTTTATACACTGTATGGTCAGAAAAATTAAATACACACGTTAGCAGTTATTTATATAATAATATAAATCCTAATAATAAAATAAATATATATAAGTTTATAAAATATGATGGAGTATTGACCACATTTGACGTAAATAATAAATTACATTTAACATATGTTTTTTTGGATAGTATAGAAAGAAGTAGAATGTTGTTGGATACAAATACTATAAATTATGTTATAGATACAGTTAAAAAGGCAATTGGTGATGGTCGCGATGGTAAATATAACATAACAAACGCAAACAATCATATTAAGGAATATATATGGACTATAAGACGTAGTGATATTATTAATAATTTTAATAATTATATTAACTATACCGCACAACATACATACAATGAAAGTATGGGTATTCTCAAAAAAGCAAAAATAACATGGATTAATCAAACAGAAAGAGTAGAATATGATGCTAATTTTTATAATCAAATACAGCCATATTATAATCATACTAATATTCCACGAACAGGTATTTATTGTTATTCATTTGCTTTATTTCCAGAAAAAATTAATACTTCCGGATCTTATAATAATTCAAAAATAACAACATCGCTTCAATTCGAATTAAATGATTATTCAAATGAACAATCATATACAAATATGATTAATAGTATAAATAGTTTAACAAACTCTGAAGAAAAAATAACATACGATGTAAGCATATTTATAAAAGAAATTAATATATTAAGTGTTATTAATGGACAGGCGCGTTTAAAATATGTGTAATTTTATAATCTTCTTTTTCTAATAAGTATAATGGATTTATTTACGTTAATTATTATTTTATTAGCGGGATATATTATAAAATATTTAATTGATACAATTAATTCATTAAATCGCGAGATAAAAGAAATAAAAGAAAAATGTATAAAGTCAAGTGATAATGTAAAATTCAAAACTAAAACAGAAGAACCTAATATAAAAATTAATAGAGATTTAATAAATAGTATTAGTTATTTCAAAGACTTTTTTGATAATAAAGATATATAAATGATAAAGCCGTTACTATATTTAAAAGTTAAAATATAATATGCCAAGAAAAGCAAAAGTTATTGATGATAAAACATTAAATGTAAAGAAAAAGAACTTATTAAATACTATGGTAAAAGATATATCGATTGTTGATAATGAAGATATTATATTGCAATTGCAAATATCGGAATGTCAAATATCTAAAATGAATGAAAGCGTTGATACAGAAATATTAGAAAATCCAGAACCATATGAACCTAATTGTTTTTATTTAAATGAATCAAATATTTACAATAACATTCAAGATAATATTATAAATGACGCGAGTATATCTTCGAATAATGAAACTTCTTTATCTAATAAAGAATATAATGAAAATATTATAAATACTCATAATAATTGCTATTGGTGTTGTCATCCAATAAATAATAGAACATTTGGAATGCCATATAAATATAATGTTAAAACAGATACATATATATTATTTGGGAACTTTTGCTCATTAGAATGTGCTAATGCCTATAATTTTGCATCTCATTGCGGTAGTTATAAGGTTTGGGAAATTAATAGTTTAATACAAATGCTAAGTAAGCATTTTGGAGTTTCTCATCCTGTTCGCCCAGCTCCTTCAAGATTTTTATTAAAAATATTTAATGGACCTATGACAATAGAAGAGTTTAGAAGCGGTCATTTAACAAATGATAAAACGCATTTATTAAACTTACCACCGATGATATTAACAAATTATAATTATGAAATTGTAAATACATCGTATTTAAAAAATATAACAGATAATATGCATATTAAAAATGATATTTGTAAGGAAAAAACACAAATTGCTAAAAATATAAATCCGTTTTTTAATAAAAAATGATATAAGAATATACATTTATATATATAAGAAAATATGACAGACATTTATTTTTCAAAATATAGAATTTCAACAATTACTTGTAATGCTAATATAGGATGTTCGATTAATATCAATTTAGGAATATTATTTGATAATATTATTGTATCAGATACACCCGAAGTAGATAATTCGTTGGTGTGGGCACAGTTTATGAAAGATGGAACAGATGTATCAAAAGGTGTATATCCAAAAAAGAGAAGGAAAAGTAAAAAAGATAAAATGAAAAAAAACAGATTTGATAATCAGGTAACTGTTATTTATAGATTTAGAGAGAAATATATACCTAATGTAAAAATATTCAAAAATGGTAATATTCAACTTACTGGAATTAAAAGTGTTGAAGATACTGAAATAATTGTTAATACCATTATTGATAATATCAAAGAAATATATAATAATATTGACAAAAATATTATTATTAATGTTCAAGAAGATTATGTTTTGGATTTAAAATATCAAAACTTTAAAATTAGAATGATTAATACAGACTTTAAGGTTTATACAGACCCTGAACTTACTAAAGGATTTGAAGTAAAAAGAAGAGAAATACATAAATTATTCATAGGAGATGAATATAATAATAAATGTTCATTTCAGCCTGGTATTTATCAAGGCGTCAAATTAGAATATTTCTGGAATGAATGTAATAATAAAAAAAACGGGATATGTTCGTGTCCAAAAAATTGTTATGGAAAAGGAACCGGAAAAAGCATTGATGATTGTAAAAAAGTTACTGGTGCGTTATTTGAAAGCGGAAGTGTGTTAATAACAGGAGGTGTTACATTCGAACAAGTCGATGAAACATACAAATATATATGCGATTTTTTAAGAAAACATAAAGATGTTATTAAAAAACCTCATCCTAGTGCTTTACTATTAGTATGACAAAATATGTTATAATTATCTTCATTATTAGAAACGCTATCTTCTTCCGTATATTTTTTAAACATACTCGTTACAACAGTATTATTTCCTGGTCTATTAAATGATGGTATATGATGACTAGCATAAAATTGTCCGCTAAAATCAACAGCATCTGGAAAAACAGAAGGTTGTTTATAATTATTACCCCACGGTTTTTTATCAAATAGTACTTCCCCTGTATATAGTCCAGCGTTTTTAGGAGGTACTGGAACGCCAACATTTGGAGCATAGTTTAACTCTGCGTATTCTAATTCTTTTTTCATTATTCTATATAGAATGAGGATATTAATATGTTATAATATTAGATTTATTTCGTGTAAATAATCTTTTTATTTTAGAAATGTATTATTATGTTCTAGATATATAAAATAAAACTATATTATTAGGTTGTATTATTTAAGAACCGTGTAAATATTTGGATTATAAATGTATTCATTATCAATAACAGTGGTGATTTTTATTATTACAGAATTATAAAAATTATTCTTAATTATAAATGTATTGAGAAGATATTAAACATTTGTCAATAAGATAATTGAAATTAATATAATATAATATTTTTTGAACTTTATTTTAAAGATGTTGAATATACACAAATAAAGATTTAAAAATTGATATTTTGTAATTATTTTGTTGAACAAAATTACAAATGATAGATGATAATAATAAGAAAGGTATAAATTCTTCAATTATGGGTAAAAAATATGAATTGCAAATTTATAAAATTGTTAAAATGTGTAAAATGAACGGAAACTCTTTTAATAATCAAAAAGAAAATGAATTAGGCGGATGCTGTTCTAAAAATGATATAGAATGTAATATGATTTGTAAAGGAGATATTCCTATAGAAATAAAAAAATATAAAACACCCGATTGGATGCAATGTAGTTTAAAATACGACGATGTTAATAAAAAATGGGTCGGCAGTACAAAAAATAAAATACCTGATAAATCTAAAGAGACTTTTGAAAATATAATATCGAATAATTTATTATTTAATGGAAATATACCAGTATTTATGAATAGAAAAATAACTTATGAAGAATGGATTAAAATAAAGAATTAAACTGATATTTATAATGATATATATATTGATTGCCCAAGCGATACTATTAAAAAACTATAAATATATTCAAATATCTGTGAAAGGATTATATCATTTAGGAAAAGATACATGCGATTTCAAAGTTCCGGAATTTGAATGCGAAAAACGATTAAGAATAAGATCAAAAATACATACTAAAAAAAATAATAATGTATATTGTGTATTATCTGTTATTGTTGCATGTCAGCCAAAAAATATTAAAAAATTAAAAGAAAGTAATTATAGTTTAGATGATAAACTTAAACTACCGGATAATTTAGAATATTGCTATATCAATTAGATATAATAATAATTTCTGAAGACTTCTTTTTAGCATTCATGCTATAAGACCATTTAACATCTATGATAATATAGTCTTTATATAGACTTCTTATGTATTCGCAATTATTATATGCTAATACCCAATTTTTATTTTTATTTAATATATCAAATAGTAAATCATGATTAAATCCTTCGTGCATATCTCCATTATTACCATATAATTTTGAGTTTTTTTCTAAAAAGTATGGTGGGTCTAAAAACATTATAGACTTTTCATATTTTTTATCATTTATAAATTCTACAAAGTCTTCATTATATATATTAATATTCGTAAAGTCCATAGATTCAATTCTATTTATAGATGATTCCGTAAATCTTTTTTTACTTGCTTCACTTGAAAATCCTCCCGATAATGTAGACCCATTAAAAGAACATCTATTTATAATAAAATATTGAATAGATTGTTGTAGTATATTGTCAGTTATACTCATAATAGTATTCCTATAATCAATAAATTGTTCTTTAGAAACAGACTGGACTTTTCTAAGTTCATCACATAATATTTTTTTATTATCTTTAACCTGTTTCCAAAAACTATATAATGGTTTAAATTTATCATTAACAATTAATCTAATATTATACTTGTTTTGTAAATAAAACTCAAATGAACCTCCTCCAAAAAAGGGAGAAATTATAGTATCTATATTATTAATGTTAAAATGTTCTAATATAGCTTCATCAAATAACTTACAAGCTCTGGTTTTTCCCCAGGATATCTTAATGGAGATATTTTTTTAGTTTTAATCATTTTATGTTATTAACAATATAACATATATCAATTTTTAAACGAGTACATAATCTTATATTTTTATAACTTTCAAACTTTTCTATATATTCTTGAAATAAATAAATTATGTACTCATTTCATTCGTTAGCATTCTTTATAACTATTTTTGCAAAACTTTAAGAATACCATTTGAGTACATAATTAATTAATTCTATAACTTTTAAACTTTTCTATAATATTCTTAAAATAAAAAGATTATGTACTCATTTTGTTTGTTATCATTTGTTATAACTATTTCGCAAATCTTTAAGGGTACGATTTGAGTACATAATCTTTTATTTTTATAATTTTTAAACTTTTCTATATTTTATCTGAATAATTAAATTATGTACTCATTTTGTTTGTTATCATTTGTTATAACTATTTCGCAAATCTTTAAGGGTACGATTTGAGTACATAATCTTTTATTTTTATAATTTTTAAACTTTTCTATATTTTATCTGAATAATTAAATTATGTACTCATTTTGTTTGTTATCATTTGTTATAACTATTTCGCAAATCTTTAAGGGTACGATTTGAGTACATAATTATATAACTTTTTAACTTTTCAATATATTCTTGAAATAAATAAATTATGTACTCATTTTGTTTATTACCATTATTAAAAACTTTTTTTCAAATCTTTAAGAATACATTTTGAGTACATAATTAATTAATTCTATAACTTTTAAACTTTTCTATATTTTCTCTGAATAAAAAGATTATGTACTCATTTTGTTTATTACCATTATTAAAAACTTTTTTTCAAATCTTTAAGGGTACGATTTGAGTACATAATCTTTTATTTTTATAACTTTCAAACCTTTCTATAATATTCTTAAAATAAAAAGATTATGTACTCATTTTATTTGTTATCATTCTTTATAACTATTTTGCAAATCTTTAAGGGTACGATTTGAGTACATAATTAATTAATTCTATAACTTTTAAACTTTTCTATATTTTATCTGAATAAAAAGATTATACGCTACTCTACTCATTTTTAAGATATAAGGAATTAAATATTTTTAATTAATATATTATGAGTAAAAAAGAACAACAACAACCTCCTAATAAACGCGTAAAATACAGTGATACAGAAGACTTTGTAAAAGATGGTATGACAACAGAAGATATAAAAATTATTGTTCAGGATATTATGCTATATTTGGTAGAAAATAAAGGAAAAAATACTCATCAAGATAATTTAAATAATTATAAGATAATTAATGGTAAGGTTGCTTTTTTCTTGGAAAGATATCCTTTATTATATGAAATGATTACAAGAGAAGAAGGTTTTGATTATTCTAATTTTGAATATTTTCTTAAAATGAGAGAAGATATTGTAAAAAAGAAAATAACATCAGAAAACGCTTCTAAAGAGGTTGGACAAACATCATTTGATAAATATTGCAAAAATAAAATTTAAAAAATAAAAGAATGTAAATAAATAAAAATTGATATAAAGTAATACATATTACATATATTATTCTTAATAACAAATAAATTATGAATTCGCTTGTTTCTACTTCCAATTTCCCAAAAAATATTGATGAATTAATTTATGAAACATATGAAAATTATAATAATAATATTCAAGAAAACAAGACGCATGCACAATCATTAATTTACATTATTAAAAAATATCATTTGTGGCCTACTATTAAAGTAAAGAAGTTCAAAAATCGCGATGATATTGTTCTTCTTCATAGTAATTATAAAATGAATAAAGATAAAGACTTTAAAGAATTGTATGAACAATGTAGAAGTATCGTATTAGACTTTAATGATACTAATAACAATGTTGTAGTTACATATGCTAATTCAATACCAATTCGTGTTAATTACGATACTTATAACAATACACTTTATAAAAACGAGGATAAATGCTTTGAAGCATATGACGGTACAATTATTACAATTTACAATTATAAAGGAGAATGGCATTTTGGAACATCTAGTTGCCCTGATGCTAATAGTTCAAAGTTTTCACATCCTACTAAATCACACGGTAATATGTTTGATGAAGTCCTATTGAAACTATATAAAAACTCTGGTGTTGAAAACATTGATTTCGTAGAACATAGCGAAAGTGAAGTTTATGAAAAGGTTAGGGAAAACTTTGTTTCTAATTTGGATGTTAGTATGGCATATGAATTTATCATTTTACACTATGAAAATATTCATATTATTGATTATACATTAGAACTTGGGGAAAATTATATGGAATTGGTACATATTAGTACAAAAAATAGAGAAACAAAGGAAGAATGGGACGATATTTCTTCATTAATTCCTAATTTGATACATCTTGGCGTACTATATCCTAAACAATTTGAAGTATTACAAGAAGCACGCGATTATATTTCATTAAACCCTAGAAGTTATGGGCTAATTATCAAAAAGCAATTAGAAACATCAAAACAACTATATAAAATTTCAACAGATTATGTAAGACATCGTGAGGAAACAGACCCTTGTCATCATAATAGTTGGATGAATATTCTCGCAGTATATATGAAAAATAAAAATGAATATACTATTAAAGATTATATTAATGACTATAATCCGGAACTATCATTACCATTGGATAATAATAATAGAGAGATAGACCCTACTTATTTAATTCATACAATTATATCAAGTATTAAGGATATTCTTTATAGTTATTATATTCTAACGACATTGTATTATCCTAAATATACACGTTTTAAAATGAATAAAGAGATGGATAAGCAATTTCCGCCTATTATTCAGTACCATTTAGCACAATTGCGAAGTCTTCAAATAACAACGTATAAAGAAAAAATTATCAACTCTCGCAATGTATATCATTATTTATGTCAATGTAATGATATTAAAAATATCAAAACTCTTATTCAATTCTTCGCATCAAATCCTGTAAATGAAATGAACTCGCGAACATCAATGTGTTTCGCCATTATGAACAGTTTAATTTCATAAATAATATATTATTAATATTAGAAGCATGAGCTATTTTTCACAACAAGGCTGGATTTATTTCATATTAAACTTTATTTTAGTTTCAATTGTAACTATTATTGCGTTATATAATAATGGTGGTGAAGGTGCCGGAACTATTGTTGGTATTCTATTTACATATTTTATTCTTACGTGTATTATTATATTTTTTACGTATTATATGAGTTGTTTAACATTTGGCGATTGTCATATGTTAAGTTGGACAGTTGTAACTCTTTTTACAATTTTACCATTTGCGATTATAACAGTTGTTCTATTTTTTAGTTTTATATTTTGGATATTTTCTGGTAAAAGTACTACTACAACCGAAAATTCATATTCTAATTCAATGATAACACAAGAAACATCGGCACAGAAAACATTGGACGCACAAAGATCAGCAGAAGATAAGTTGTTCTTCGACACAGTAGTAGCAACACCACCAGTAGTAGCAACACCACCAGTAGTAGCAACACAACCGGTAGTAGCAACACCACCAGTAGTAGCAACACCACCAGTAGTAGCAACACCACCGGTAGTAACAACACCACCGGTAGTAGCAACACCACCTGTAGTAGCAATACCAGTATAACTAAAATTATTTTTTTTATTAAAAATTGATATATAAGATAGAATATATTAATATATTAATATAGAATGTTTTATAATTATTCTTTTGACGCTAAAGATCCTTCCAATAATCATTCATTTGATATTCATAATATTGACCTTGCAATTGTAAATGGCTTACGCCGTATAATTTTAACAGATATTCCAATTCCTGCTGCTATAGGTGAAAAGTTGGATAATGGCGAACCAACGGTCGAAGTTATATTAAATACAGGTGCATTACATAATGAATTTATCATTCATCGCGTAGGATTATTACCAATATGTTTAACAGAAGAAGAAATAGAATCATATGAAGATGATTCACTTGTATTGGAATTAAACGTTAAAAATGAAACAAATACAACAATTAATGTTACAACAAAAGACTTGTTTGGATATATGAAAGGCGAACAACTGACAAAACAAAAGTTAGCATTACTATTTCCACCAAATAAGGTTTCTAATGATCATATTTTAATAACCCGCTTAAGAACCGGTGAAAGTCTTCATTTTACAGCAAACATTGTTAAAAGAACAGCTCGCGATAATGCATCATTTAATCCAGTATCATTATCTAACTTTTCATATATACAAAACCCTGAAGAAGCATCAAATTATGAAAATGTAAATGATAAAGAACGCTGTTATTATAAAGATAAATATGGCGATCCTTATAAATTTAAATTTGATATTGAGCATATTAATGTTAATGTCGGTCCTAAATATTTAATTCCAAAGTCATTGGATATAATTGTAAATAAACTATCTAATATTCGCCATGAATTGGTTGATACGGAAAAGTCAGAAAAAATAAAGGTTCAGCAGTTTCAAGATATTACAAGTACTTATGAGTTTATAATTGAAAATGAAGATGATACTATTGGAAATATAATTCAATCTTATCTGCATAATAAATATGTTCGTGAAAAAAAATTATACAAAAAAACTATTAATTGTTCTTTCGCGGGATATATTTGCCCACACCCTTTAAAGTCTATAATGATTATTCGTATAACTCTCGTTGATGTAATAGAAGAAAATGAGTTTAAAATATTCTTTGGAGACATATGTAATGAAATTATAGAAGAGATTGTAAATATTAAAACAAACTGGAATAAGTTTGCTATTGAAAATAATGTTTCATAAAATTCTCAATATATTATATATTATTTTATTAAAGAGATATACATATACCAAATAATGTCAATAGAAATAGATAATATAATATTCAACATTGAAGATGAAGAATTGGACGATATTGAATATCTTGAAATACTTACGTTAGATGAAATAATAAAAGACAATCCAGCTTTTATTTCATTATCACGTACAGAAATATACGAAAAATTAAACGATTTTTTTACTAATAATAAAAAAGCAGAAAATGTCACACAATTAATATACAATATATTACAAAATAAAAATGAAATTAATGGAAGACCCGAAGATTATACTAATTACGCTTTTAAGGTTGATGCTATAAAAGATAACAAATATATGGAAAGACAAGAGCTATATGAAGATGTTAATAATTTTGGAAAACTTATGAAACTCAATACTATTAGACACGATGAAGCAAAAAATCGCTATTTTTTTTCTATCAAATATAACGATAAGTCTAAAAATATTAGGTTTAAACCACCTTCTAAAATAAACGCAGTATTAGAAAATGAAAACGATGAGTTCCCAGTATATTACCCTGTATATCCAATGGATAATGTAAATATACCAATTATTGCGGCATATTATAAAATACCAACATCAACAATTAATGATTATATATATTCTAAAATAACATCACATTTGTCAAATAGTATAAATATTAATTTAGTATATTCGGACAATTATAAAAATGTAAATGATTTAATTAAAGATGTAAAGCCTGATATTAAAAATATAGTTGAATATCTCAAGGATTGTTTTGCATTAGATTATAGTTATATTGATAATATTTTTAATAGATTTGGTTATCAATTTGACTTTATCACAAAAACAGACTTTGAATATTTATGCGACCATATGTTATCATTAACAAAAAATGAAAAGGAAAGAGTTAATATTAAAAGACCGTATAAAATAAAATTACCAGATCTTATTAATAAAAAATTAACTTTTTTTGATAAATTAGAATCTGGTATGAAACTTATTAATTTAAATAATGATATTAAATCAATAGACTTTTTATCCAAGGTCAAAGAACTTATTGAAAAAGATAAATTAAATAATATACGAACGAATGAATTACTCAAAGTACAAGATATTAATATTTATGATATTATATATAATATTCATAAAGAAACAACAGACCCTGTAGAAATAATTGAAAAAATTAGAGATTCGATAAAACATATTAATAATAATGAGGTATCAAAAACTATAGATAATATATTAAATACATATTCAAATTCTGCCGAAATAGTTAATGAAAAGACTATTATGATGAACCTTGAAAAATATTCACGCGAACATATTTTTGACTATGATAAAGACGGGAAAGAATACATTATATCTTATCGTGAAACAAAAGAAATAAAAGAAGGAGCCGACCGCGAAAATTACGAAGGTATTTTGGATATACAAAATATGAATGATATAATGGATATCGAGGATATTGATAATATAGCAAACGATATAGATGAAAAAATATATGGTAATAAAAAAGCGAATTTTGATAAATATTTAACAAATATTAACTATAAGAACGAATTAGGTTTTATAGAATGTTTAACTATTATTCTCAATATGATGGAGAAAATTGAAAAGTCTGCTGTTATAGATGTAGATTACGATTTATTATCAAGCGAATTATTTAAATATCATAGAAGTATTTCTACAAAATACGATAAATATAAAAAAGCTTTTGATGATAACGAAATAGATATAACAGGTTTTGACATAAATGTTTTAACGCGTTTTAAACCATATGATATAAATGATGGAAAATCACTTATTGAAGGTCTAAAACAAATGAATATATTTAATATTAATGAAGATGCTTTAAACGATATTAAAGATGTTATATTATCTGTTAATAATGAATGGGTAAGTACTTTAAATAGTATGTTACTGACCTCTATAACATTTTGGATAATTAATATACAGGAAAAAATATTGAATGATACTATATTAATTAATGAAAACTATCTTAATAACGCATTTTTATATAAATGGTATGCGTATGGTTCCCCGCTTTATGGAAGTGATGGTAAAAAAAATGTTAAAAATGGTGTATTACCATATATATCGGCTGTAGTTATAGATTATTTCAAAGACACAAATAATAATAATATAGATACGAAAAATATAGTAGAAAATATTATATCAAATATTGAAGATAACTACAAAGACAAGATTATAGAATTATTGAGCAAACATGATAAACAGAATGAAAAAAAGAAAGTAGAGCGAGGGGTAAAAGAACGAGATAATTTAAAAAAAAAACTTATAGAAAAAAAAGGAAATGTTGAAAAAATTGAAACCGAATATGTAAATGCTTTAATATATATGCCTGGTGTTAATTATAAAAAAATACATAAATATTTATTGGGATGTTGTCTTAAAAAAATAGATTATACTTTTGATGCGGATGGAGATTTAGATAAAGCGGGTAGAAAAGATTTAATAGCAATTAAAAATCGTTTTGCTATCAATAAAGAAACTAATAAACCTCGTAATTTAAGATATGTACCTGATACAATAAATGTAATAAACGCAGAAAATGAAACTGAAAGATTTGATGAAAATAATATTGTATATATAAAAACGGAAGAATATATTTACAATGTAAAAAATGATGAAAATATTGTTGCCGAATGGTTAGAAAATATGTATGATAAAAACGCGTTATTACCTAATGATATTATTGATAAAATAAAGAATAATTCTAAAAATATAGATATATTAATTAAAGATAATATCAATATTCTTATAAAAACATCACATTCGTCAAGCGACTTTCATAAATTTTTTGTAGTAGGTAAAATTAATTATAAGAATATATTATTATCTGTTTCTAAAATACTTTATAAAAGTAATATCAACAATGACGAAAATATAGATTTATTAATCAAAAAGTCTATAGATGATATTAAAAGAATATTAGAAGATATATACGTATTAAATAAAGTAGTTAATGATGATATTATAATTGACGTACATAGAATAATTGCGTATATTGTAAGTAGGGTATTATGTTTGCCTTTTAGTCCAGATAATATATCAAATGGTATATTAAAGTCTATAATTGATATACCTAATGGTTTTATAGAATTACATACAAAAAATACTTATAACGAGGTTTTGAAAATACTAAAAACTGCTATATTCCCTACAATGGATGAAAATATTGACTTTATAAATAAAAAACGTGAAGAAAATAAACAACAAAAACTAAATATTTTAAATAATAATGAAAATGAAAAAAATCAAATTATAAGAGACCTTAAAAAAGCAGGTGTTAAACATAATTTAATGCATGATGATAATAAGGAATTATTTAATAATAAAGGAGATTATTATAATAAAATAGATGAAGATTTGATAAACGATTTAAATGACGATTTTCTTAAAATAGATGATGTTGAAGAGTTTAATAACGCATTTAACGATATATATCCGGACGAAGACGGAAATATTAATAATGAACATATTATATCACATTTTGACGATGAAGAGGATGATGATAAAATGGAAAAACAAGAAATGGGTTTTTTATTTGACTAAAAATATTACACTATTTCGCTTGGTAATCTTACAATATCAGATATTGTAGGAATTTCAGTTATTCCTACAACTGATGGTCTAGATAAAAATATTTTGCTTGTTCTTTTAACCATAGTATTGCCAATAATACCATTAAGTTGTATTGGTATATATCTCTCTGCATTTGTAAAACAATTTGCAACTTGTAATTTATATCTATAAGGAATTTCTTCAAACATACAGTCTTGTATCAAGTTATCGTATTTTAGACTAATAATACTATATTGTTCTTTAGTAATTAAACCATCAAAAGATTCTATTTCTTGCGAAAGAATCATAAATTGTTGTGATAGTTTTTTAAAACTCTCAAACTTCTCGCTTGCTTTTACGCTACTCGATAATGACATAATAAGAACACTTAGTGCATTTACTACTATATTTGGTATTTTTACATCACTTGCTCTTTCGCTAATGCTATTTATTATACACATTGCTGAACTTGTTAATACTAATGGAATATTAAAACAAAACTTTATTAAACTCCAATGGGTTGATGCTTTTGTACATAATAAAGTCATTGCCTCGCATTTATCTAATATTTTATTAATATTTATCATTATTTTTACTATATATAATATACAATATAAAATTATTATTTTTTTATTTGAATTATTATATTAGAAGGATAATGGATATTGAAACTAAACCTGAATATTGGATACTCCCTAATAGAATTGGGTATAACAAACAAACATATAAAACATTTCATCCATCAAAGTATCACTCGGACTTTGAACAATCTTGTGATGTAAATATAAAACAACTTTCTTTATTTCCACAACAAAGAATTGTACGCGATTATATGCAATTTGATAGTCCGTATAGAGGTATTATGTTATATCACGAATTAGGTTCGGGAAAGTCTGCTGCATCTATAGCTGCGGCGGAAGGATATATAAATCGTAAGAAAATTGTAATAATGACCCCTGCTTCATTATCACAGAATTATGAGAATGAATTAATGAAAATATCTTCAGTTGGATTAAATCTTAAAAAGTCTTGGACACAACTAAAAGTAGATAAAAAAAATATAGAAATGATGAAAATATTAAATAAATATGCTATTACCGATAAATTCGTGAAAAAAGACGGTCTTGTTTGGATACCACTTTATCAAAATGATATAGTTGGTGCTGAAATAATTATAGAAAATATTCAATATTCAAAAATGGAATCAAAATATAAAGAAGATATTAATGCAACAACAGTTCATATAATACGTAATAGATATAAGTTTATTAATTACAATGGCTTGAATAAAAAGATGATTGATGAGTTAGGTAAAAGCCCTTTTGATGATTCATTTATAATTATTGATGAGATACATAATTTTATTAGTAGAATTGTCAATGGCTCAAGTTTAGCAAGACGAATGTATAACTTTATGTTAAACGCTAAAAATATAAAGTTAGTATTATTATCTGGAACACCTATAATAAATCAACCTTACGAAATCGCAACACTTATAAATCTTATAAGAGGACCAATGATTGTTCATGAATTAGAATTGTTAAAAAGTTCTGAACCTCCAAATAAGGGTATTATTTTATCTAAATTAAAAGAAAATAATTTATACAAATATATCGATGAAATATATTATGATAAAAACTCTATATTTATAATGTTATTACAAACTGACTTTGTGCGTATTGAAAATGACGATAATTCATTAGTTGAAAAAAATAAATGGTTAATTAATGAAAGTAAAATATTAAGCGAAATAATAAAAGTACTAGCAAAAATAGGTCTAAAAATATCATTGAAGAATAAAAAGATTGAACAATATTATGCTTTACCAAATATAAAAGAAGAATTTAATAAATTATTTATTGACGATGAAGACCCTGAAAATATAAAGGTAAAAAATATGGATCTTTTTCAAAGAAGAATATTGGGAACATTAAGTTATTATAAAACAACTGGTTCAGATGTTTTTCCAACTATGCTTCCAGAAACTATGCGTCATATGAATATGACCAATCATCAATTAAATAAATATGTTGAGGTTCGGCGAAAAGAAATGGATATGGATGATAGAAAAAAAAGATTTGGTAATAAAAATGCGGGAGATCTTAATTCGGTATATCGTGCTTTCAGTAGAATGATTTGTAATTTTGTATTTCCTGATGATATAGTTCGTGCTTTTCCACAAGATATTAGGTTTGTAATGAAAAAAGAACTTGGTAAAGATGAAAGTAAATCGTCAAATGAAGTAATTGATGCTGATGATAAAAAAGATATAAATAAAGCAGTCGCATTAGCATATGATAAACAGTTATCACAAGCAATGTATGAACTTTCAAAAAGCGAAGCATTGGATAAAGGAAACTTGAAAAAATATTATAGTCCAAAGTTTGCACAGATGTTGGATGATATAAATACATCTCCAGGTAGTGTTCTTGTATATTCTCAATTTCGTATGATTGAAGGATTAGGTATATTCAAAGAGGTTTTAAATAGAGATGGGTATATTGAAATTAATATAATTAAAAACGAGGAGTTTGGATATATAATAGAAAACGTTGATGTATTTGATGAAAAATATGATAATAAACGATATGTTGTTTTCAATGCTGATAGAACTAAAACAAATATTTTAATGAATTTATTTAATGGTGAATTATCCCTATTACCAGACAATATCAAATCGCAATTACCCGATAATATAGATCAATTATATGGTAAGTTTGTTAAAACTATGATGATTACACAATCAGGGGCTGAAGGTATATCTTTGAAGAATGTAAGACGCGTTTTAATAACTGAATATTTTTGGAACTCTGTTCGTATAGATCAAGTAATTGGACGGGCAGTTAGAACGTGTAGTCATAAAGCATTACCTAAAGAAGACCAGAATGTTGGTGTGTTTATGTATATAATGAAATTAACAAAAGAACAATTAATCAATAATCCAACATTGCGAAAAAAAGATAATGATTTAACAACCGACGAACATATATTAGGTATTGCTAAAAAAAAAGAAGGATTAATTAATATATTCTTAGATATGTTAAAGGCTTCATCAATGGACTGTGTTATAAATGCTAATAAAAATAAACCATTACAAAATGGGTATAAATGCTATAATTGGGCTATAAATGCTAATGATAATAAATTATCTTATACTCAAAATATTAAAGATGATAATAAAATACAACAACATCAAAAAATGCAGAAAATAAGAAAAAATAAAGGCTCTGTTGTTTCAAGAAATGGAGTTAAATATGTCTCAATGAATAATAAATTATATGATTATTATAGTTATATAAATGCCGGTATTTTAAACGAGATTAATATATAAATAATAAATTATATACATTAAGAGTATATTATATTAATAACATAATTTAAATGGAAGAATGTAATAAATGCATATATAGAAATACTAAAAATTTTAACATATGTAAAAGAAATTGTTCATTAAAAAGTACAAACTTTTGCAGATATCATATGAGAACGAATTTTCAAAAAATATATAAAATTTTTTATTCTATAATAGGAAATAATGATAAAATAATTGTTAATGATATTTATAATATATATAAATATATTAATGATAATGTACAATATGAGAATGATATTTTATATAAAGAGGTTTTTATAGAAACTCTTAAAATTATTCCTTATAAATACTTATTAAAAATTACATTACAATATGTTAATAATAAAAAAGAATTATATGATTTGTTATATACTATAAATAGAAATACTTATAAAATTAGTAAAAGCATTAATTTAAAAATTATCATAAACGCTCAATCAAAAATACAATATAAACATTATGCGAAAAACGATTATTTGAATAATTGTATAAATAGCGAAGAATTATTTACTTGTGATAACGTAGTAGATATACCTAAAAAAAAACTTTTTATATTAACTATTAATAATGTTTCATATGCTTTTGATGTTATAGAATTAGATTATTTCGTAAGAAGATGTATAGCAGATAATGTACATCCTTATAATCCATATACACGAGATATATTATGTGAAAAAGAGTTAAAAAAAATGAAAATGTTTATAAAATATAATAAACTTTCTATAAAAAATAATGAATGTATATGGGAAACAGATATGCATTGTTATACAGATCTTTCGATAGAAATTGAGAGAAGAGGGTTTTATAATAATCCAGAATGGTTTAATAAAATGAAAACAGGGGACTTCTTAAAAACTATTAAATATTTTAAAGACTTTTCAAATGATATAGAACAAAGTAAATTATATTTTAATAACATAAATGCTGATACATTATCTATTGACTTTTGTAAAGATGGAATAAAAATGTTTCGCGAATGCAAAGATGATTTATATATATTATGTTGTAATTTTATGAAAGCTTTGGCATTATGTTCGAGTGATTTTTATAATAATATTCCCGACTGGGTTTTAAATGTTCATACAAACTCACATATTATACATTTACCAAATAATAATATTAATAATATTAATAATATTAATAATATTAATAATTTTTTATTATATTATTATGTAGAATATATGTAATAATGAACAATTATAATAATAATTATATTAAGCATGTACCCGATTTTGTTTATAATCCCGCAACTATACAACAACAACAACCTATAGAAGATGATAGTAAAAAAAACTTTAATAACTATATATGCAAATTTAAAACTGCTTTTTATTCGTCAATATTATTTATAATGTTTTCATTGCCAATAACATACAAAATACTGGATATGTTAGCTAAATTATTATCAAAAAATATAGATATTATTAATGGAGATTGTGAAGAACCTCAACCACTGGGAAGAATAATAATGGGTATTTTTGTAGGTATAATATTATTTATAATATAAAAAAATAATTGTTAGATAATATGTAATATGTAATAATATGTTATGTAATAATATGTAATAATATGTTATAATATGTTATATTATTATGTTTTTTTTACTGCTTTCTTAACAGCTACTTTCTTTTTAACAGGTTCTTCATCTACAACAGATGAAGCTTCTTCGGGACTTTTATGACTTTCACTTTCTTCTTCGTCATCTTCTTCTTCTTCTACAAGAGGTTTTTCATCATTGTTTGAAACTGAAACAATATGATCCTGACCTTTTGAATCATTTCTTTCATAATCAATATCAATATCTTCCTCATCTTCTTCTTCTACATCATCTTCGCTATCCAATACAAAAGCCAATTTTGCTGTATTAAGTTGTTGAAACTTTCCTGATACAACTCTCCAACTACAACCAAACATACCGGCAGAAAACCAGATACCGTTTAACTGAATGATAAATTGTGCTCTACCACCTTTAAGATTAGAAACATATTCGTTGAAATTGATTTCATTATTATCCATATCATATGAGTCAAATCCAAACTTATCTTCAGCAGTATTATACGGGAGTTTTGCCTTAAATGTAGGCGGGTATTTGTCAGCATAATCTCCAGTACTTTTATCCTTATCACGTTTAATAATGGGAGTAAACATATTGGCTACTACGTCTTTTGAAATAATCTTATTTCCTTTGAACCAGATAAGAGAGTTTTTAAAAGCATCATCAATAATTTTTTCTTCCAATTCTTTCATTTTATCGTGAAAAGATTTAATCTTAGGATTTTCATCAATACCTTTGAATGAAACAGTAATATCATATTTTTTCTCTTCATCTTTTGGTGCATCACTTTTAATATATTGCATGTTATCATTAACTCCATATGGAATATTCATAACGGGAGTTTGAACGTTAATTTTCGAACCTGCATAATTAAGATAAACCTGTTTAGCTCCAGAAGGAAGTTTTTTCAATTCAGAATATTTAATCTTATCAAGGTTGATATTCTTGGGGAGGAGGACGCTGTTCATTGTTGTATATGTAACCGTGTTATTCTTTATATAAAACGGATACTATCAATTTTTATTTATTTACTATAAAAAATTAAAAATATAATAATAAATAAATAATTTATTCAATATAAATAATGAAAAACTGAAATATATGATGGAAATAATAAAGATTTTTATACAAAAAAATATAATAAATTATAAAAATAAATAATTGATGAAATTATAAGTATAGTAATTTTATATTATTAATATGAGATAATTGCAAATGACTCTTCAATTATAAAACCAACTAAACATTTTGAGAATGTCTCTATATCAAGTGTATCTATTTT